GGGGATGTGGGGGGGGCGGGGGGGGGTCTGTGGTAGCTTGATATTGTTATGGTATCCTCCGGCATACAAAAAAAGCCAAAATTAAAAGAAAAGGCTATACCTTAAGTATCCCTCTAAGTTGTTGTTTTACTTAAGTATTCTAAAGGCGGGGCTATTGTTGACAATACCTATTAAAAAGGTTACATTTATTTATTTAATTTATTGAACTAAATACCCAAGGGCGGGTCTAATGTTTATAGTAATTAATTAAAGAAAAGACTTGACTTTTGCTTAAAAATATGCTATAATATAAAGCATAATACAGAGCTTAATTCAAAGCCTTAAGTATACTTAAGTAGTCTTAGTTATTATACTTTAATGAATATACTTTAAAGTTAAATTCTAAACGATAGCCTAAGGATACTTAAGATAACTTAAGGAGAATACCATTGGCTAATACTAAAGTAGATGCTCCGAAAAGGAGAGGGCGGCCTCCAAAGTCGCAGGTTGTGTCAAGAAAGAAGGGGGCGACTGGCTTATCCAGAGGTCGGCCCAAGGGTGATGCCGCTATAATCAACGAATACAAGAGTAGGATGTTGACATCACCAAAGTCAAAGAAGGTGTTGGAGTCAATATTTGATGCCGCTTTGGACAATGACCATAAGAATCAGGCCGCGGCATGGAAGTTAGTTATGGATAGGATACTACCTACCGCTGTGTTTGAAAAGGATGTCGTTAAGGGCGCAGGTAAGTCAGCCATACAAATAAACATTACTGGTGTGGGCGGTGAGACAACAGTGGTGTCAAATAACGAAGACATCATAGAAGGGGAAACTATTGATGGCTAAGTACTTTACTAGACAAGAGTTTGCTTGTCAGTACACAGGCAGGAACGAAATCAAGCCTGAGTTCATTCAAAAACTAGATGAGCTTAGAGAAGCCTGTGGTTTCCCTTTTATAATCACATCGGGCTATCGCGCCCCAGAACATCCAATCGAAGCTAGGAAAAAGACTACAGGAACTCATGCTCAAGGTATTGCCTCAGATATTAAAGTTGACAACGGTTTACAGCGGTTTAAAATTGTTGAGGAGGCTATCAAACTGGGCTTTACGGGAATCGGAGTTGCTTCTAGCTTTGTTCATGTTGACATCCGCGACCCTGACGATACTACCCCTTATGTAATGTGGACATATTAACTTGACTGAGTTAAATGTATCACTACTGCCGTGGCAACAGGAAGTCTTTGAAGACCCTACACGGTTTAAGGTCATAGCCGCAGGTAGACGGACGGGTAAGAGTAGATTAGCCGCTTGGATGCTAATCATTAGGGCTTTACAGACTGAGCGTGGCCATGTGTTCTATGTAGCCCCTACACAGGGACAGGCCAGAGACATTATGTGGCAAGTCCTGTTGGAGATAGGACATCCTGTAATACAGTCCAGTCATGTTAACAACTTACAAATAAAATTAGTCAATGGAGCGACTATAGCACTTAAAGGTGCAGACAGGCCGGAAACCATGCGTGGTGTCAGTCTTAAGTTCCTTGTCATGGATGAGTACGCAGATATGAAGCCAGAGGTCTGGGAACAAATCCTTAGACCTGCATTGGCTGACCAAAAGGGTGATGCGTTGTTCATTGGTACGCCAATGGGTAGGAATCACTTTTATGATTTATACACCTATGCTTGTGTTGCAGAGGACGAAACATTTAAAGGTTATCACTTCACAAGCTATGACAATCCACTGCTAGACCCTGATGAGATTGAGGCGGCTAAGAAGTCCATGTCCGCATTCAGTTTCCGACAGGAGTTCATGGCATCATTCGAGGCTCAAGGTAGTGAGTTATTCAAAGAAGAGTTTATACAATTTTGTGAGGAAGAGCCGGAGGCGGGTCAGTATTACATTGCGGTGGACTTGGCGGGGTTTGCGGATGTGGCTAAAGTCACTACTAAAACGAAGCGGCTTGACCAAACTGCCATCTCGGTTGTCAAAGCTAATGAAGAAGGTTGGTGGGTAGCTGACATCATTCATGGTCGTTGGGGCGTAGAGACTACCGCTAGGAAAATATTTGAGGCCGTTAGGGACTACAGGCCGGTAGCCGTTGGGATTGAGAAGGGCGCACTTAAGAATGCTGTATTACCTTACCTAACAGACTTAATGAAAAAGAACCAACGGTTTTTCAGGGTAGACGAACTGACTCACGGTAACAAAAAGAAAACCGATAGGATTGTGTGGGCGTTACAGGGAAGATTTGAACACGGAACTATAACGCTAAACAAAGGGGACTGGAATGCTACATTCTTGGATGAGTTGTTTCAATTTCCTAATCAGCTAGTACACGATGACTTAATCGACTCGTTGGCTTACATTGACCAGTTGGCTAACATTGCTTACACTTCAGATTACATCGAAGAAGAATATGAACTATTAGATGCATACGCAGGGTACTAATATGCTTAATGACGATACAGGCCACTTTTTAATTGAAGAATCCCTAGAGGGGTGGGTAGTTAATAAATGTCAAGGTTGGCGTGACCACTTTGAAACTAACTATTCACAGAAGTTTGATGAGTACTACAGACTTTGGAGAGGCCAGTGGTCTTCCGAAGACAAGACTAGAGACTCAGAACGCTCACGAATTATCTCCCCTGCTTTGCAACAAGCCGTTGAATCCTCCGTTGCGGAACTAGAGGAAGCAACCTTTGGCCGTGGTAAGTGGTTTGACATTGAGGATGACGTTTCCGATGCAGAGAAGCGCGATATAGCCCTTTTACGGGAAACTCTATACAAAGACTTTAAAAAGAATAAAGTCCGTAAGGGAGTCGCTGAGTGCCTTCTAAATGCCGCTGTATTCGGCACAGGTATTGCAGAGATTGTTTTAGAGGAAGAAAAGGAGTTTCAACCCGCAACACAACCAGTCATGGGCGGGGAACTAACCGCTGTTGGTGTCAATGTCGTAGACAAGACCTGCGTAAAGCTACGACCCGTCATGCCCCAGAACTTCCTGATTGACCCCCTAGCTACTTCCATTGATGAAGCCTTGGGTTGTGCTGTAGATGAGTTTGTTTCTTCACACCTAGTTGAACAGCTACAGGAAAAAGGTGTTTACCGTAATGTTTATGTAGGTACTGCTTCCTCTGACTTTGACATCGAACCCGACCAAGACTTGTCCGTTTATGATGACGATAAAGTTCGCCTAACTAAGTACTACGGACTTGTACCTCGGCACTTGCTTGATGAAGCACAGAAAGAAAGTGATGAAGATGAAGTAGCTGAGTTAGTGGCAGATGAAGACAACGAAGACAACTACTATGTAGAAGCTATTGTTGTTATCGCCAATGACGGTATTTTGTTAAAGGCTGAAGCTAACCCCTACATGATGTCAGACCGACCAATCGTTGCATTCCCTTGGGATGTCGTTCCTAGCCGCTTTTGGGGTCGAGGGGTATGTGAGAAAGGGTATAACTCACAAAAGGCGTTAGATGCTGAAATACGAGCTAGAATTGATGCTCTCGCCCTGACCATACACCCAATGCTTGCTATGGATGCTACTCGTATGCCCAGAGGGGCTAGACCAGAGGTTCGTGCGGGTAAGGTTATCTTGACCAACGGTGCGCCCAATGAAGTCCTACAGCCATTTAACTTTGGTAATGTAAGTCAGATTAGCTTTGCACAGGCCGATGCGCTACAGAAGATGGTACAGACAGCCACAGGTGCTGTCGACTCTGCAGGAATTCCGGGGTCTATTAACGGTGATGCTACTGCCGCAGGTATTTCTATGTCCCTCGGTGCTATCATTAAGCGACACAAACGCACCTTGATTAACTTCCAAGAGTCCTTCCTAATTCCATTTGTAACTAAGTCCGCACACAGGTATATGCAGTTTAACCCAGAGCAATACCCTGTCGCTGACTATAAGTTCCACACCTCAAGTAGCTTGGGCATCATTGCGCGTGAGTATGAAGTTACACAACTTGTACAACTCCTACAAACCATGTCCCCAGATACTCCGATGTATCCACAGCTTATCATGTCCATTATTGACAACATGAACTTGGGTAATCGTGAAGAGCTTATCGCGGCTCTACAACAAGCTAATCAGCCTAACCCAGAAGCACAGCAAATGGCTATGGCTTCACAGCAAGCTCAGATTGAGTTCCAGAAGTCTCAGACTGCGGCTCTCAACGGACAGGCTATGGAGTCACAGGCTAGGGCACAGAAACTGGCTACAGAGTCTCAGGCCATACCTCAGGAGCTAGAGATTGACCGTATTAAGGCTGTAACTACCAATCTGAAGGTAGGGGATGCTGACGACAAAGAGTTCCAGAAACGATTAAAAATATCAGAGCAGTTACTTAAAGAGCGTGAGGTAGCTGTTAAAGAGAAACAACAAGGAAATAAACCTAATGATAACACAGCACCAGTTCAACAAGGCACTAGAGGAAGTCAACCAAGCCTTCGACAAAACATTCAAGAAACTCGCGGCATTGGAGCAGGAAGTCCGAGCCCTGCAAGAGTCCCAAGAGGTGAAGTCTAATGCCAACAAAAAAACCAGACCCAAGACTAGCTAGAGCAGGAGTCTCTGGTTACAACAAGCCCAAGCGTACACCCAACCACCCTAAGAAGTCCCATGTGGTTGTAGCTAAGGAAGGTGATAAGGTTAAGACTATACGCTTTGGTGAGCAAGGAGCTAAGACAGCAGGTAAACCTAAAGCAGGTGAATCTGCGCGAATGAAAGCTAAACGTAAGTCCTTTAAGGCTAGACACGGTAGGAACATTGCCAAGGGTAAGATGTCTGCGGCTTATTGGGCTGATAAAGTTAAATGGTAGACACATATTCGCCAATATGGTGAAAATATGTAGAATTGTGTACATAATGTAGAGTTGTGTACATGATGTAAACATGGTATTCCGTTAATTGTAATTAAGGTAATACCTATGTACACTTAACTTGCTATTACACATAGTAATTTTTACAAAATATGTAAATTTAACAACCTAGAAATGGAGATATTGTTATGCCAATGGGTAAAGGTACATATGGAACTAAGGTCGGAAGACCTCCTAAAAAAAAGAAAGCCGTCAAAAGAAAGCCTAAGAAGTAATGGCTAGGACGGACGAAGCTAAATGGAAGCGCATTGTAGCCGCAGTTAAAGCAGGGAGCAAAGGTGGTAAGGCAGGACAATGGTCAGCACGTAAGGCTCAGTTAGCCACCCAACGCTACAAAAAAGCAGGTGGTGGCTATACTGGAGGCAAGACTAAAGCCCAGAAGTCTCTATCCAAATGGACTAAAGAGGACTGGGGAACTAAGTCCGGCAAGCCTAGCACTCAAGGCTCTAAGGCTACAGGGGAACGCTACCTGCCTAAGAAGGCCAGAGAGTCGTTGACCAAGAAGGAATATGCCGCTACGACACGAAAGAAACGGGCTGACACCAAGGCAGGTAAACAGTTTAGTAAACAGCCTAAGAAGATTGCCAAGAAAACAGCAAAACATCGTAAATAATACTTGACATTCTTATAAAAATATGGTATAATATACAGTATAATATACAATGGTATGTTATATAAATTTATTAATTAAAGCTGTCCTATAAGGAGAAACAGTGTATGTCTGATGTAGAACTAGAGAAGTACTATCGTTCCTTTGAAGAGTTGTTCCGTTCAGAAGGTTGGAAAAACCTAATGGAAGACCTAAGAGGAAGTGCTGTTAATGTCAACTCAGTGGAAGCCTGTAAAGACGATAAAGACCTTTACTTTCGTAAGGGACAACTTACAGTCATGGCTAACCTACTAAACTTAGAAGCACAGATAGAAACAGCCAAGCAACAGCAGGAAGAGGACATTGAAGAACTAGAAGCAGAGGCATAGTAATATGGCAATGCTAATAGATTTTCGCTGTGACAACGGACACACTAATGAAAAGTTTGTTCCGTCTGACACTAGAGAGATACAGTGCCCTGAATGCTCTCTAATGGCTAGAAAGATAATCTCTCCCGTTCGCAGTCTTTTAGACCCCATATCTGGTGATTTTGCAGGTGCTACAATGAAATGGGCGAGAGAACGCGAAAGGAAGATGAAGAAAGAGCGTAAGGCCAACTCCTAACCGAATCCTTACATATAATACACCTCCATAATGATATTAGTCACGGAGTTTAATAATGGCAACACTAATTGACGAGCGTTTGGAAACAGCAGAAGAAGAAACCGAACAGGAAACCACTACTCAGGAATCTCAAGAACAAATAAAGGAAACTCCTGAACAACAAGAGTTACCACAGAAGTACCAAGGAAAGAGTACAGCCGAAATAATAAGGATGCACCAAGAGGCTGAGAAACTTCTAGGTAAACAAAGTTCTGAAGTCGGTGAATTAAGAAAAGTAGTTGATGACTACATACAAACACAACTCGCAGAGCAAGCACCGCAACAACAAGAACCTGACGAAGAGATAGACTTTTTCTCAGAACCAGACAAGGCAGTCGCGAGAGCTATTGATAATCATCCCAAGATAAAGGAAGCTGAACAAATCAGCAACCAATATCGACAGTCCACAGCTACGGCTGAACTGCAAAAAAGACACCCTGATATGCAGGAGATTTTGCAGGACGGTAAGTTTGCTGAATGGATTAAGGGTTCTAAGATTAGACAACAGCTTTTTGTTCAAGCAGACCAACAGTATGACTACGAGGCCGCTGACGAGCTTTTCACCACTTGGAAGGAACGACAGCAGGTAGTAGGTCAAACTGCCGCTACTGAGAAGAATGAGCGTAAGAAGGCCGTTAAAGCCGCATCCACAGGCAATGTCCGTGGTAGTGGTGAACAAGCGGCTCGTAAAGTTTATCGAAGGTCAGACATTATTAAACTAATGAAGGATGACCCTGAAAGATATATGTCATTGTCCGATGAGATTATGAAAGCATATCGAGAGGGGAGAGTCCGAAACTAATTAATCTTATTTAAGGAATTGTATTATGACTGATTCAACTTATCCCGCAATGGGCGGTGCAGTAGACAACACTTCTGCCGCTACTTTTATCCCAGAAATCTGGTCTGATGAGGTAGTTGCCGCTTACCAAAAGAACCTTGTACTAGCTAACCTAGTCAAGAAAATGTCCATGACTGGCAAGAAAGGTGATACTATTCACATTCCTAAGCCTGTTCGTGGTGATGCACACGCTAAAGCTGAAGGCACTGCGGTTACTATTCAAAACGCCACTGAGTCTGAAGTACAAGTAGTTGTTGACAAGCACTTCGAGTACTCTCGTCTTATCGAAGACATTACTGAAGCTCAAGCTCTTGCCTCTCTCCGTCAGTTCTACACTGGTGATGCAGGTTACGCTCTGGCCAAACAAGTTGACACTGACCTGTTTGACCTCGTTAAGTCTCTGGGTGACGGTGATGGCTCTGACTACACTCACAGTGCTTCCTTTGAAGCCAGTGGTAACGACCTCGTAGCTTACGGTGGTGACACTACTGTTGGTGCTTTCAACGATTCAGTATTCCGCGCTTTGATTCAAAAAATGGATGATGCTGACGTACCTATGGACGGACGTTCCTTTGTTGTTCCTCCTTCCATCCGTAACGCCATCATGGGTATCGACCGCTACACCTCTAGCGACTTCGTAGGTGGTCAAACTGTACAGAACGGTCAAATTGGCAACCTGTACGGTGTAGATGTATTTGTTACTTCTAACTGCCCAACTCTGGCTTCCGGTGTTAAGGGTTCTGTAATGCTACACAAAGATACTTTTGTTATGGCTGAACAGCAAGGTATCCGTTCTCAGACTCAGTACAAGCAAGAGTTCCTTGGAACTTTGTACACTGCTGACACTCTGTACGGTGTTAAAACTTTGCGTCCTGACTCAGGCTTCCTGCTTGCAGTTGATGCATAATAGTAGTACCAAGGGGATTCCTTCGGGAGTCCCCTTTCCCTTGCCCTCTTTTCGTTATTTATTCTCCAGAAGAATCCCACAGGTGTCTTAATGTCTAACTATACCAAAACAACGAACTTTGCTACCAAAGATTCCTTACCCTCTGGCGACCCCAATAAAATAGTTAAAGGGGCTGAAATCAACACTGAGTTTGATAACATTGCAACTGCTGTCGCAACTAAAGCAAATTCAGCTAGTCCCACATTCACTGGTACTGTAACTATCCCAACAGCGGATATTAATGGCGGTGCTATTGACGGAACTGTTATTGGTGGTTCTACAGCCGCTTCAGTTACAGGTACAACCCTTACAGCTAATACCAGTCTTAATATTGCAGGTGACGGTGCGACTGTCACTGGTATTAAAGACGAAGATGATATGGCATCTGACAGTGCCACTAAACTTGCTACTCAGCAATCCATTAAAGCCTATGTAGATTCCCAAGTAACCGCACAGGACTTGGACGTTACTACTGACTCAGGCACTATTTCAATTGATTTAGATTCAGAAACACTTACTGTTGCAGGTGGCACAGGTTTAGACTCCAGTGCTACAGGCAATACTGTGACCTTGGGAATTGATAGCACAGTTGCTACTCTAACAGGTACACAGACCCTTACAAATAAAACCCTTACTGCTCCTGTAATCTCAGGTAACTTAACTACTGACGGTACTATTGATGGCCGTGATGTTGCTACTGACGGAACTAAGCTAGACGGTATTGAAGCAGGTGCAACCGCTGACCAAACTGCGGCAGAAATTAGAACACTGGTAGAAAGTGCATCTGATTCCAACGTATTTACTGATGCTGACCACAGCAAGCTAAATGGTATAGAAGCCAATGCAGACGTTACTGACACAACTAACGTAACAGCCGCAGGTGCGCTGATGGACAGCGAGGTGACTAACCTTGCACAGGTCAAGGCTTTTGAGTCCGCAGACTACGCTACAGCCGCACAGGGCACTACTGCTGACTCAGCCCTACAGAATGTCGTTGAGGACACTACGCCACAGTTGGGTGGTGACTTAAGCACTAACGGTAATGATATTAGCTTCGGTGACAACGACAAGGCTACGTTCGGTGCTGGTGATGACATACAGATTTATCACTCAGGCGCACATAGTTATATTGATGACACAGGCACAGGTAGTTTATATATACGCGCATCTAATCTTGCCTTTGGAAAGCCAGATGGCACAGAGTTTTTCGGCTCACTAACCAGTGACGGGGGTTGTTTCTTTAAATTTGACAACGCCACCAAACTAGCCACCACCTCCACAGGCATAGACGTTACTGGCGGCGTAACTACTAACGCAAACTCTTACCTAAATGGGCTAAGAGTCGGAGGGGCTGATACAGGCAATACGATTTATCAGCCGACAGGCGACTTATCTATATCAAGTGCTTCTGGCAGTATTTTTCTAAAACCATCTGGAACTACAGTCCTTACAGCCACCTCCACAGGCATAGACGTTACTGGCACAGCCACGATGGATGGGCTTGTTTCTGTGTTAAATTCAGACACGCAAGGAAAGTTTAGCGGCTGGTCTGCAACTGGCGGAACGGCAACTCATTCAGGTGCTATTGAGCTAGGTCAAAACGCAAGCTATCAAGGAATTATTTCCTATGATGCTGCTAACGACACTCGTTTTATTTTTGACAATTCTTGGAATGGCACTGGCTCTACCTTTGAATTTAGGACAAACACAGCCGCAACAGCAAAGACACACCTAAAGATTGAAGGTTCAGGAGACATCAGCTTCTACGAGGACACAGGCACAACGCCTAAGTTCTTCTGGGATGCGTCTGCGGAGTCTTTGGGTATTGGTACTAGTTCGCCTAGTGCAAAGCTAACAATAGGTGGTTCTGGTGCAAACAGAATGTCTTTTGTAGGGCCAACAGGCACTTACTATACTGGATATGACGGGGCTACAGACGAATTTCAAATTGCTTCTAATACAGCAATAAAGTTCCAAGCTGGTAGTGGATACGCAGAACGCATGCGCATAGACTCATCAGGGAATGTGGGCATAGGGACTAGTTCGCCTAGTTCACAATTCTTTAACAATCTAGTTGTTGGTAATGACACTGCAGGTGATAAAGGAATCACAATTAGAAGTAACGCATCTAATAGAGGTGTCTTAGCTTTTTCTGATACTGATTCAGCTACTGACGGTAGATACAGTGGTTTTATTTCATACGACCATAGCGACAATGCCATGAAGTTGCACACCAATGGCGGCACAGAACGCATGCGCATAGACTCATCTGGCAACCTGTTGGTGGGTAAGACCAGTGCTGAAAATACTACAGCAGGTTGTCGTGTGCGGGGTGATGGGTTTGCGAGCTTTGTTCGTAGCGGTGCTGAACCTGCATTAATAAATCGTTTAACTAATGATGGCTCATTATTAACATTACAAAGAGACGGTGGAGCTGTAGGTAGTATTGGTACTAAGTCAGGAAACATCAATATAGGCGGTGGTGATACAGGTTTATACATTGACCCTGCTAATGATGCTATAAGACCGTGGACTACAGCAGGAAACGATATTCGTGATAATGCTATTAACTTAGGAACTTCCAACGCTCGTTTCAAAGACATTTACCGTTCAGGTTCTACTTACTCAACATCTGACAGAAACAAGAAGCAAGACATCAGAGACTTAACTGATGCAGAAGCTAGAGTAGCTGTAGTAGCTAAAGGCTCTCTAAAAGCATTTAGATATATTGATACTGTAGAAGCAGAAGGCGATGACGCAAACATACACTTTGGTATTATTGCACAGGACTTGAAGGCGGCATTTGAAGCAGAGGGTCTTAACGCAGACAGCTATCAAGTATTAAAAACTGCAACGTATACAGACGATGATGGTGTAGAACAGACTACATACAGCGTTTGTTATGAGAACTTACTAGCATTCATTATTTCAGGAATTTAACTCGGAGCAAACTAATATGAACTTTACAATCTCAAACTTAGAAAGCAACACAGACGGAGGCGTTATTATAGCCCACTGGAGAGTCTCTAAGACCTCTGGTGACTTTACAGCCTCAGCCTATGGTACAGTATCCTTTACACCTTACCCCGAATCAGAGGATTTTGTAAACTATTCTGACTTAACTGAAGAAACAGTTATCGGGTGGGTAGAGGAAGAATTAGATACAGATTCTATTGAATTTAGACTTGATGCTGACTTAGAGGAACAAGCCAGACCATCTGTAATCGTAGGAGTGCCTTGGTAATGACTGAAGAAGCCAAGCAAGCTGTGGATGTATTTGCGGCATCAACAGGAGTTATGTCGTTGGCGGCTTGGTTGCCACCTTTGGCTAGTCTATTTACTGTCATCTGGTTAGGCATTAGGATATATGAATCTGAGACAGTCCAAAAACTGTTGAAATAGAGAAATGTATGTTAAAAGAGCTTATTACCCCTGTAGCAAATCTTTTGGACAAGTTCATTGAGGACAAAGACCAGAAGAATGCTTTGGCGCATGAAATTGCAACAATGGCGCAAAAACACGCGCAGGAAAATGCGAAGGCACAGATTGAAGTTAATAAGACTGAAGCGGGACATAAAAGTTTATTTGTCTCAGGGTGGCGGCCTGCTGTGGGTTGGGTATGTTGCATTGGCATGGCGAGTAACTTCTTGGTTATCCCAATGGCCAACTTTGCGCTTGCTCTGGCTCAATCTCCGGTCGTTGTTCCAGTCCTTCAGTTGAGTGAAATGATGCCTGTATTACTAGGTATGTTAGGCTTAGGCGGCATGAGAAGTGCCGAGAAATTCAAAGGCGTACAGAGAGATAACTAATGGATTTATTTGGTTATGGTGGTGTGGACATTGATTGGGATGCTATTGATTGGTCTAGTATCTTTCCCGATGTCACAACCACAGAACAGCCTCAGACTGCTCCTGCACCTGTAGTACAACCACAGCCTGTAGTACAGCCGGTACAACAAAAACAACAACAGGAAGAAGTAGTATCATTAGCTAGTCCTTTCGATGCTGACCCATTTGTGCCTGAAGCTAAGAAATCAGAAGAAGATGTATATGCTGATTATATCAAAGATTGGACAAATGTATATGAAAATATAACAGGAACAAATGACCTAAGCGGTATACCGACTGGAGGTTTAACACCTGTAACTTTAACAGCAAATATGCCTACTATCTGGAGCGAAGAAGAACAACGATATGTAACGAATCCTGTTTGGGAGGAACAACAAGATTTTTATTCCTCTATGGATTGGGATGCTGTAAATGAGGTTTTTTCAGAAATAACTGGAGCTGATATTAATGCAGGAGGTATAAACGGACTTTTAAACTCTTTAATGTATGAAACTGATTTAAATTTAGGAAGTGATGAAGATATACAGGCATCTTTAAGAAAACAAAGCTATGATAATTTAATCAGACAAGGTGTTTCTGTTGAAGACGCACAAAATTGGCTAGATAGAGCAACAGCCGCAGATAAAGCAAGTAACATACCAAGTGCAAGTTTTCAAGACCTTAAACAAGAAGAAGCTGATTTGCTTGGCGAAGTTTATATAAATGAAACAAACGCTTGGTTTACAGAATTAGATAATTTAAAGACAAACGATGTAGACCAGTTTACTCAGAAATACGATGATATGCCTTATAATTCTAGGCTACAGTATTTATATTATTTGTACGATGAAGGAGAACTAAGCGAAGACAAATACAAGGAGTTATTTAAAACTACTTTAAACTCTGCTTATGATAAAGAAAAAAATCCTCATGGTAATATAATAATAGAAATAGAAGGTCAAGAGTTTTTAGTTGACGGTTTTAATGTAAAAGGTGTTGGGCCGACCGATGCGTTCACCGACCCCTTTTTCTTATCGCGCGATGCTAAGTTTGCAAACGATTCTATGTACTTTCCTCAAGACGATTCTCCTGCGGGAGTGGCAGACTTTTTTAAAGGGATAGGCAGTGTTGGGGAAGATGCTAGTGGTAAGGTAGAAGACATCCTTGAGCCTAGCAGTTGGGAGTGGTTTTTAACAAACCCTATTACTAATATAGCCGCCTCTGTAATGCCGGGCGGTCAGCTTGTACTGACAGGTCTTAAAGCCGCTACTCCTGATGTAGACATTGACCCCCTACAGGCCGCAGGTGGTTTGCTTCAGGGACTTGAAATGACTGGTACTATACGACCTCCCGCATCTCTACCGGAAGGAGTAGTAGGCCCAACCGATGCAGGTACAGGGCTGTTTGGTACTACTTACGGTCAGACTGAAGCACTGGTTAATGCCGTTGCTACGGGGGACATTAAGGAAACTGCTGTGGGTATGTTTGGCGGTGACTTAGTAAATGAAGGTTTAGCACAGGCAGGTATTGAGGCTTCTAACTTAGGTCTAACTCCAGAACAACTAGAGTCTAGCATAGACACTACAGTAATGGCTGTAGCACAGGGTAATGAACTAGACGAAGCATTAGCACGTGGCTTTGGTCAAGAAGTACTTGAAGGTGTTGTAGGGGCTATTCCAGAGACAGATGTAGACTTTGGAATCATAGAGGACACTATTAAGCCTATAGTGGAAACTGTAATAGATACTGCTGAAACAATTGCTGAACCTTTTGTTGAAGTTGTTAAGGAAGCAGGGCCAAAAGTAGAGGATGCCCTTAGAGCTACAGGTGAGCTTGTAGAACCTTTTGTTGAACCTATCATTGATGTTGCTGAGACAGTAGGGCCGGAAGTAGAGGACGTAGTTAGAGAACTAGGTAGTACCGCTGATGATGTTCTTATACAGCCTGTTGTTGAAGCCGCTGAAACTGTAGGGCCAGAAATAGAGGACATCATTAGGGAAGTAGGTAGTGAGACTGAAGACATTGTTAAAGCCGTAGCTGAACCTGTAATTGAAACAGCAGAGCCAGTAATTAAAGCTGTGGGAGAAATAGGTGAAGATGTAGTAAAAACCGTAGGAGATACTATAGAGGCAGGTGTTGAAACTATAGACGAGCTTCTCAGTCCTATAGGTTCGGCTGTAGAGGACATAGCTAGAGCTACGGGAAGTACTGTAGAAGATGTACTAAGGGGTGTAGGTTCTTTAACGGACGATATAAGAAAGGACATAGGGGAGTTAGGTCAAGATGTTATTGATGCTTTAAGTCCTATAGGCTCTGCTTTAGAAGATGTTGTCAGAACTACAGGTTCTAATTTAGAGGACTTACTTAAATCACTAGCAAATATGGTGTCAGGGGCTTTTGGTTCTTTGGCTCTACAACAACAAGAACAGGCTAGACAGCAAAGAATACAATCTGCTTTAGACACAAGAACTACTGACAGTTTATTTGGTGATGACCTTTTCCAATTCCAAACTGAAATAGTAATATCTCCTGAGTATCTTACACCCGTACAAGCTATAGAGCCACCGGAAGAATTTGTGGACATACTGGGTAATCAAGACACAGGTTTAGACTATAATTATATTTTAGAAGATTTAACAAAACCAAGGAGTTATTCATTCTAATGACTTACTTACAACTTGTAAATAATGTAATGCGAAGGCTCAGAGAGAATGAAGTCTCTACTGTAGATGAGAATGCCTATTCAAAACTAATAGGTGAGTACGTTAACGATGCTAAACGCGCAGTAGAGGATGCTTGGGATTGGACTGCACTTCGGTCAACTATAACAGTAACCACTTCAGATGCCGCTTATAACTATACACTGACTGACTCACAGAACCGTTTAAAAATATTAAATGTTATAAACCAAACATCCAAAAGGTTTATGGAGTACCGTGGTTCTACTTGGATGGACAATGCTTACTTAGTTGTCCCTGCTCCCGCAGGTTCTCCAACGTACTACAGCTTTAAAGGTGTGGATACCAGTGGTGATAACAAGGTGGACTTCTATCCTAAGCCTGACGGTGTGTACTCTATAGACTTTAATGTTGTTCTACGGACTGCTGACTTCACTGCCGATGCACAGACCTTGGCTGTACCTTCGTCCCCTGTAGTACAGCTCGCTACTGCTTTAAGTGCTAGGGAGCGAGGGGAAACTGGCGGTACATCTGCGGCTGAGTTGTTTGCTTTGGCTGACTCAACCTTAGCAGATGCTATAGCGATAGATGCTTCACAACACCCAGAAGAAACTATTTGGAATGCTGTATAATGGCTCAACAATTACAGAATATTACAATAGCCGCCCCTGGATTTTTCGGGTTAAATACACAGGACTCGCCCATAGGTCTTAACCCTTCCTTTGCTTCTATTGCCGATAACTGTGTCATTGATAAGTCCGGTCGTATTGCCGCTAGGAAAGGTTGGGATGAAGTGTCAACTAATGGTTCTGCTGTACTGGGGACAAGCCGAGGTATAGAAACAGTCTATGAGTATGTAGACAAAAGCGGTGACAAGTATGTACTGTCAGCGGGTAATAATAAAATATTCTCCGGTACTACTACTTTGGTTGACATAACGCCTTCCGGTTATACACCTACAGGTAATAACTGGAAGATAGTTAACTTAAATGACCACGGGTATTTATACCAAAGAGGACATGAACCTCTAATATATACTGACCATGAAGGTTCTCCGGTTTTAGAGGCTCATTCAGACCATTCTCATGCCACAGGTACTCCACCACAGGCTAATGAAGTATTGGCCGCCTATGGGCGTGTATGGGCGGCTGATGTGACTGGTAACAAGCACACTGTCTATTGGTCGGACTTGTTAAACGGACATCACTGGACTGGAGGTACTTCTGGTTCTTTGGATGTGACTACAGTATGGCCTACTGGTCACGATGAGATAACGGCTCTAGCGGCTCACAATGGCTTTCTAATCATCTTTGGTAAGAAGTCTATACTGGTGTACTCTGGGGCACAAAGTCCCGCCACAATGACTCTTACGGACACTGTAGAGGGCGTTGGTTGTATAGCTAGGGATTCCGTACAACATACTGGTACTGACATATTGTTTTTGTCTGATTCCGGTGTGCGTAGCTTTGGTAGGACTATACAGGAAAAGTCCATGCCTATGCGAGACATTAGTCGTAATGTCCGTAATGATTTAATTAACTTAGTTACACAACAAACTAATCCAATTAAGTCTATCTACAGTGCGGAGGAGTCCTTTTACTTATTGACACTACCTGACAATGGTTTAGTATATTGCTTTGACATGAGAGCACCTTTGCAGGATGGGGCACACAGGGCAACAACGTGGTCAGCTTTAAATCCACTATCTTTAGCTAAATTAGAAGACGGTACTATTTACATAGGAAAAGATTCCGGTATAGTTAAATACATAGGCTACAAAGACGGAACAGCCCAGTACCAGATGCGTTATTTTAGTCATCCTTTGGACTTTGGTAACGCCTCTAATTTAAAATTCCTAAAGAAGTTTAACCTAACTATTGTAGGTGGTAAAGACACAGCAACTACTTTGAACTGGGCTTATGACTATTCCTCTGGCTATTCAAAACAAACTTTTACATTTGGTTCAAGTAACATAGCGGAGTACGGTGTAAGTGAGTACAATACATACGCAGAGTATTCATCCAGTATTTTGATTAATACACCAAAGGTAAATACTAGCGGAAGTGGTGAAGTAGTGACTACAGGTATTGAAGCACAAATTAACGATTCAGCTTTTTCAATTCAAAAAATAGATATACACGCATTATTGGGGAGACTAATATAATGGCTAATGGTTTTATGCAGGACATACTCAAGGGTGGTGCTGAGTACTATCTTGGTAAAGAAAATATAAAGGGGGCTATGGAGGCCGGTTTAGCCGGACAGCAAGCCTTGGAACAGTTGGGTGAAAGAGTTGCCGGAGAAGCACAGTTTAAACCCTTTACGGTAACTACGGGACTAGGGACTACTGCAACGACTCCCACAGGCGGTATAGCCGTAGGACTGTCCCCTGAACAAGAAGCCCTCCAACAGCAACTCTTAGGACAAGCCCAAGGTTTGTTTGGTCAAGTAGGTGTCTCCCCCGCTGAAGCCCAAGCAGATGTCTATGAGCAAATAAGAGCCACACAACGCCCTGAAGAAGAAAGACAGCGTTTAGCTATGGAGGAACGCCTGTTGTCCCAAGGTCGCTTAGGTCTGCAATCAGCGGCTTATGGCGGTGCTTCCCCAGAACTGTTAGCTATGGAGACTGCACGACAAGAAGCTATGGCTAGAGCAGGACTAAGTGCTAGACAACAAGCTATGGCTGAACAACAGCAAGCCTTAACACAGGCTACAGGATTACTTGGTGCAGGTTATA